AAGGCGCTGCGCGAGGGCGACGATACGAAGATGCGTTCGTTCGTGAACAACTCGCAAGGCCGGGCGTACAAGTACAAGACCGATTTGCCCGAGCTGGACGTGCTCGCGCAACGTGCGCTGCCGTACGCAGAGCTGACGGTGCCGGTCGGCGGTCTGCTGTTGACGCTTGGCGTCGACGTGCAGCACGACCGGCTCGCGATCGTGCTGCGTGCATGGGGGCGCGGAGAGGAAAGCTGGCTCGTTTTGTGGGGCGAGATTTACGGCAACGTGACGGAACAGCGGCAAGACCCGATGACGGGCGGTGTATGGGGCGCGTTGACGATGCTGCTGTCGCACGCGTACCGGCATGAGAACGGCTGGCTGTTGCGCGTACGTGCGATGTCGATCGACTCGTCGGACGGCGCGACGTCGGACGCGGTATACAAGTATGTGCGCGCGGCGCAGCAGGCCGGTTACAACGTGATGGCCGTCAAGGGCAGTAGCAACGTCGACGCAGAGATTTTCAGCGTGCCGAAGGCGTCGATCGACTCGACGCGCAACAACAGCAAGGCTGCGAAGTACGGGCTGCGGCCGTATATGGTCGGCGTGAGCCGTGCGAAGGACCTGATCCTCGAAAACCGACTGAAGCTCGAAGGCGACGGGCCGGGGCGCATGCACTGGTACAGCGGTGTGCGCAGCGACTACCTGTCGCAGCTCACGGCAGAGGTGAAGGTGCCGGGTCCACGCGGTGGTAAGCGCGTTTGGAAGAGGGTCAGCCCGAGAAACGAGGCACTGGACTGCGAAGGGTACGCGTTGCACGCGGCACGCAGTGTGAAGGTGCACCTGATGACCGAGGCGCACTGGCAGGTAGAGCAGCATCGTGCGTCGCAGGTCTCGCTGTTCGACGCGGTTCCGGTGCTGGAGGCGTTGCCTTCGGCACTGCCTGTAGAGGTGCCTCCCGATCCGCCGGACGTGCCCGAGGTTATCGAGACTCCGCGGCCGTCGCCGCCAGTAGAAAAACCCGCCGAAACCCCGCCCCCGAGCGGGGTTTCGCGCATTCAGGGGCGTCGTGTGGGGCGCTCGACGTATCTGAAGCGCCGCTAAACGAGGTAATCGCATGGCATACACAAAGCAGGATCTGGAGCGCATCCAGTCGGCAATCGCGAAGGGCGAGCTGGAAGTCCAGTATGCCGACCGGCGAGTGAAATATCGCTCGATCGGCGAGCTACGTGAAGCGCGCACCGAGATCATTCGCGACCTGAACGGTGCGGCCGGACGCTCGTCGATCGTCCGGATTCGTCACGCAGGCAAGGGGGTGCGATGAAACCGGATTTTCCGTCACTCGCGAAGCGCGGGTTCGTGGTGCCGACGCGGCTAAAAGCGGCGGCCTACGAGTCGGCGAGCACGTCGGGCGCACGGGCGAAGTCGTGGCGGGCGTCGGGCGCGGGACCGAATGCGGCGGCGGTGCAAAACCTGCCGCTGTTGCGGTCGCGCGCTCGCGATGCGATCCGAAACGATCCGTGGGCGAAGACGGCGATCGCTCGACTCGTATCGAACACGATCGGGAACGGCATCCAAGCGCATCCGCAGCATCCGAACGATGCGGTGCGCAAGATGCAAAAGCAACTTTGGGAGGATAGCTGCGAGGAGATCGACGCAGACGATCTGTTCGACATGGGGGGCGTGCAGACGCTCGCTGCACGTGCGTTCTTCGGCGACGGCGAGGTGCTGGTGCGTCGCCAGTTGCGCAGGCCGAGCGCGGGCTTGGCAGTCCCGATGCAGATCAGGCTTCTCGAAGGCGATCTGCTGCCGATGGAGAAGAACGAGATCGTGCCGGGCGGGGGCGAGATCATCAACGGCGTCGAGTTCAATGCGGACGGCCGGCGTGTCGCGTATCACCTGCTGCAGCGTCACCCCGGCGAGTACGGGCGCGCGTCGACGACCAACATGCAGACCGTACGCGTGCCGGCTGACGAGATCGCGCACGTTTTCCTCGCGCTTCGTCCCGGCCAGGTGCGCGGCGTCCCCGAGTTGTCGACCGTGCTGTTGCGGCTCAAGTCGCTGGATAACTTCGACGACGCGGTGCTGTTCCGGCAGGAGGTCAGCAACCTCTTTGCCGGCTTCATCACGAAGCCGCCTGCCGAGCCGGGCCTGATGGGCGATCCAGTTACAGGCGCAGCGATGGAGTACGACGTCGACGGTTTCTCGCCAGTCGTATCGCTTGAACCGGGGAGCATGCAGGAGCTGGCTCCGGGTGAAAGCGTCACGTTTGCAGAGCCGCCGGGCGCAGGAACCGACTACGGCCCGTTCATGCGTCAGCAACTGATGGCCGCTGCGGCGTCGGTGGGCATGCCGTATGAGGTCATGACGGGCGATCTGCGCGACGTGAGCGATCGCGTGCTGCGGGTGATCCTGAACGAGTTCCGGCGGTCGATCGAGCAGATCCAATGGAACGTGTTCATTCATCAGTTTTGCCGGAAGGTCTGGCGCTGGTGGGTCGACGCGTGTGCATTGTCGGGCGCGATGCCGATGCCGGACTACTACCGACGCCGTCGCGATTATCTGCGGGTGCGGTGGGTGCCGCAGGGCTGGCCGTATATCCATCCGGTGCAGGACGTCACGGCGAAGCGGATGGAGATCCGCTCCGGACTCGCGAGTCGGACAGGTGCGGTGCTGTCACGTGGTGATGATCCGGAGCAGGTCGACCGGGAGAACGCGGACGATCTCGCGCGTGAGCGCCGGCTCGGGATTCGATATGACACGCTCGATCCGGTCGACGGGGCGGGCGATCTTTCAAATGGGGATGGCGAATGAAAGGGAAGAAGCGGTGGTGGGACATCCGTGCGCAGGCGAACGCGGACGGCGGGAAGGCGGTCGAGATCCAGATCTATGGCGACATCGGATTCTGGGGCACCGACGCAGATCTGTTTGCCGCGAAGCTCGACGAGGTCGCGGCAACCGCGACATCGATCGTCGTCGCGATCAACTCGATGGGCGGCGACGTGTTCGACGCGTTCACGATCTACAACGCGCTGCGTCGGCATGGCGGCAAGGTGACGGGGCGTGTCGATGGCGTTGCCGCGTCGGCAGCGTCGCTGATCCTGATGGCATGCGACACGATCGAGATGCCGTCGAACGCGATGCTGATGATCCACAACCCGCACACGGTCGCGGCCGGCGAGGCTGGGGATCTGCGCAAGCTTGCGGATCTGCTCGATAGCACGTCCGACAACATGCTGGCGGCCTATGTCGAGCGCAGCGGCCGGACCGAGGATGAGGTCCGCGCGATCATGGATGCGGAGACCTGGCTCACGGCCGCACAAGCGAAAGAGCAAGGATTCTGCGACGCGATTGCCGATCCGATCCGCATCGCCGCATACGCGGGCGCTGCGCGGCTCGCTGCACGCTTCACAGCCGTGCCGGCCGAGATTCGCGCGGTGCTGGAGGACGACGGCGAGGTGCCGCCGTCCGATCCGCAACCGAATCCGCCGGCCGATCCCGCGCCGCAGCCGCCGGCAGCGCCGGACGTCATGGCGCTGGCGTCGCACGTGTACGCGGCATGTCGTGATGCGCGTATCGAGCACTGCGCCGAAGGCATTGTGCTGGCGACCGGTTTGCGGGACCGCGCGACGGTCGACGCAGCGATCCGCAGCGCGCAGGACATCGCTGGGATCTGTCTGGCCGCGAGCCTGACCGAGCTGACGGCCGGCTTCGTCTCGGATGGCCTGACGCCGGATCAGGTGCGCGCGAGGTTGTTCGAGCGTGTGACGGCCTCGCAGAAACCGATCAACCATCGTGCGGCCCCGGGTGTGCCGCAAGACGCGCCCGTGGTCGCGAATGCGCCGCGTGCGGCGTCCATCTACGCGGCTCGCAAGAGCGGCAAGTAACTTTGACGTAACCCGAGGAGGGGAAACACATGTCGAACTGGAAGGTACAGGCAAATCTCCCGGCCGAATTTCTCGTGTCGGAGGGTAACGGGCAGATCTCGCGCGAGCGGATCGTCGTGAAGGCAGGTGCGGCGCTGCCGTCTGGCCAGGTGCTCGGTGTGACGAGTACAGGCGAATACGCGCCGTACGACAACAAGGCGAACGACGGTTCCGAAGTCGCGGCCGCAGTGCTCTATGCGCCGCTGGCGGCGTCCGAAGCGCCGCGCACGGCAACGGGAATTGTCCGGCTCGCGGAAGTCGCTGGAGGGCTGCTTACGGGCCTCGACGCGGCCGGTCGTGGCGATCTCGCCGAGCGACACGTGATCGTCCGCTGATCACAACGTACCCCATTCAAGGCCACGCAGACCGCGTGGCCTTTTTTGTATCCATTTTCATGTCGGAGGTTGTATGGCGGATATCGCCCTGTTTCAAGACGATGCGTTTTCG